GAAACTCCTCAGAGTGCCGGTATGGATGTAAGATGTACAGAACATATTGTTATGAATCCGGGAGAACGAGTTTTAGCAAAAACTGGTTTATATGTAGAAATACCTGCGGGCTTTGAAATTCAAGTTAGGCCTCGTAGCGGATTGGCATTGAAACAAGGAGTAACCGTTTTAAATACTCCAGGAACCATTGATGCTGATTATCGAGGAGAAATTGGTGTTATTTTAATGAATCATAGCAGCACAGTTGTTGAATTTGCTAAAGGTGAGCGCATAGCACAATTGGTAATGGCACGAGTAGAGCGAATTGAATGGCAATTAACTGAGTCATTATCGGGAACAAAACGAGGACAACACGGATTCGGATCAACAGGCAAATAATATGATTGGACAACAAGAAAATACACTTTGGGTAGAGTCATTTCGCCCAGACACCTTAGAAGGATATATTGGCAATGAACACATTATCGAAAAAGTTAAGATTTTTATCGCAAATGGTGATGTTCCGCATCTATTATTTTATGGATCAGCTGGAACAGGTAAAACAACGTTGGCAAAAATAATTGCAAACAGCGTAGATGCAGATTTAATGTATATTAATGCATCCGATGAAAACTCGGTAGATGCTGTACGAGATAAGATTAAGCGTTATGCATCTACAGTTGGATTTCGTCGTTGGAAAATCATTATTTTAGATGAGGCAGATTATTTAACGCCAAATGCTCAAGCTGCACTTCGCAATTTGATGGAAACGTATAGCAAAACAACTCGTTTTATTTTAACGTGTAACTATGTTGAAAAGATTATTGATCCAATTCAATCACGTTGTCAAACATTTGCTATTACACCTCCAAGTAAATCAGATGTAGCAAAGCGATTGGTTTCAGTATTAGATGAGAAAGGTGTTAGTTATGACATCAAAGATGTTGCTGCAATTATCAATGCATCATACCCGGATATTCGTCGAGCAATTAATGCAGCACAAGCATCTGTTGTTAATGGTAATTTGCAATTGGATAAAGCAAGTGCAATTCAAGCAAATTATATGACGGAAGTATTAGAAGTTTTGAAAAATGCCAAAGATAAAAAAGCGGCATTTAACAAAATACGTCAAACGATTGCAGATAGCAAAGTAAAAGATTTTACTCCATTATATACATTTCTTTATGACAATTTGGATGATTTTGCCCATGGTCATATTGCTCCATGCATTTTGATTATTGCAGAATCTCAATTCAAAGATGCAAGTGTGGTAGATAAAGAAATTAACATAATGGCAATGTTTGTAAATTTATTAGGAGAATTATGAGTAAATTGAATGTTAATATTGGTCCAAATGATATGCAACCAATTACATGTAAAGAATGTGACGGAATGTATTTTCGTCAAGTAATGGCAATTAACAAAGTATCTAAATTCTTAACAGGTGCCGATAAAGACACTATGGTACCCGTTCCGGTATTTAGATGCGATGATTGCGGATGCATTCCGGAAGAATTTCAACCAATTAAAGTTAAAAAATAATGTCCATATCTTATCACAAAAGCACAGTAACGATTGTGTTTAAAACATCGGATCGTAGCAATGCACGTACAAAAATGAAAACGTTTCGCAATAAATCTATAGATGATATTTTAGATGCAAAGCGTATTATAGGTGTTCCTGATGCTGCTGTGATTTTAGAATTAGGCATAGGCAAACAATTGGAAGAACAATATCGTAAAAAATATAAATTATAATAAATGGCAGAAGAAAAGAAAGGTGCAACAATTTTTGATTTTATTGGTGGGGTAACGGATAAAAAACGTGAATGGAAAAAATGGTCTGAAACAGATCAAAAGAAATTTTCTCCATTTATTGTTAATCGTTGGTTGTCAATGCGAATGGAATTAACGGAATTGGTCAATGAGTTACAAACATATACAATTGGATTACTTAGACCACAAGAAACATATCGTTTGTACTATGAATTACTGCCAACCAATAAAAGCTTTGCAAAATATATCAAAGGAAAGTCTGAAGATAAATTTGATAAAGATTTAATTGCACAACTTGCAGAACATTATCAAGTTAGCAAATCAGAAGCTGGAGATTATGCAGACTTATTAGATAAAGTTGCATTAGAACGTATCATAACAATGTATGGATATAGTGATGCAGAAAAAAAGAAAATGTTGAAAGGAATCAAGTGAGCGTAAATACACAAACACATTACAAAGGCAAGGATAGCCTTTATAAATTTGCAGAAGAGTGGGGCTTGAATGCTTATGAATTCGATATCATTAAACGCATTGTAAGATGCCGTCACAAAGGTTCATTTGCACAAGATCTATCAAAAACCAAAGACTTAATCGACATTTATGTAAAAGAACAATTGGATTCTTATAAATAATTTCATATAATAGATTATGAAAGGCACTTATATTAATCCAGTATATAGATTAGCAGTACGAGATGCGGCATCCGTACCAAGAAAGATTTCTTATTCGCAATGGTCAATGTATGAACGTTGCCCACTTTCTTGGAAATTATCATATATCGATGGTTTAGCGCCGTTCCAGGCTTCAATTGAAACAGTGTTTGGAACGGCATTCCATGAGACATTTCAGTATTTCTTAACCGTAATGTATACAGAATCCGTTAAGAAAGCAGAAAGCTTAGATTTACGTGGAATATTGCAAAACAAACTTCGAGAAGAATATGCACGATGTGTACAAGAGTTTGGTGGAGAACATTTTTCCAATCCTTTACAGTTGGCAGAATACCTAGAAGACGGTGCTGCTATTTTACAATGGTTTAGCAAACGAAGAGGACAATATTTTTCAAGCAAAGATTGGGAATTGGTAGGCATTGAAATTGAATTATGTCATCAAGCATCTCCTCACAACCCATCAGTATATTGGTATGGATTCATTGATGTTGTTATGCGACATGTACCTACCAATACTTTCAAATTGTTTGACATTAAAACATCTCGCAATGGTTGGAAGCAAAATGCCAAATCAGATGCAATGAAATCGGCACAATTAATTGCATATAAAAATTACTTTGCAGAACAGTTTGGTGTGCCGCGCGAAAAGATTGAAGTTGAATTCTTTATTGTTAAACGCAAAATCGTTGAAGAATCAATGTTTCCACAAAAGCGTATTCAAAATCATAAACCAGCAGCTGGGTCTGTAACACAAAAGAAAGTTCAGCGTCAAATTGAATCATTTGTTGATGCATGTTTTGATTCCGAAGGTACTAAGAATGCTGATAGAAACTATGTAGCTGTTGCCGGTAAGGGTGCAGTTAATTGCAAATATTGTCCATTCAAAACTGATTATGAACGTTGTCCTAAAGAAAATAGGATTCGTGAATAAAATTCATTATAATAAGATATGATTAATTGGCGACATAAACACGTATATGTTTACGAATTCGAAATGCAAAATCATGCATCTTGGGGCGGTAAACGTACATGCACAATGGAATATGCATTATGCACCAATGTAGATGGACCTGATCATAAAGAAAATAGAAAAACATTGGAACATATGCTTCGTTTTGTATACGGACATTATCCAAAGGGTGTTAAATTTGTACGAGAACGACAATGAAAAGAATTGCAATAATCGGAAATACAGATTGGCAGAATAAAAGAAAAATACAAGAAACTTTGCAACTTGTAAAAAAGAAGTTTGGAGATGACTTGATTGTTGTTGGTGCAGGTGGCAACGAAGGAGCTAATAGTATGGTTAGAAAGTATACATTGGAATTTGGTTTGCAATATGAAGAATACAATCCGTCATTTTCAGGACATAACATGTACTCAGCAATGCCAGAATCATATTACGGAAAACCATATCACTTTTCACAATTACATCACCGCATGCAACTTATTGCAGAACGATGTGATTACATGATGATTTTAAGCAATCAAACACAATTAGATCCAGTATTGCAAACAGCATGGACTAGAACTAAAAAATTACAAAAACCGGTGGTTATACTAGGTTAAACCATATTTATAATAAAGTTACAAGGAAATAAATGCAGTTACCAAAATTAAAAAAGATCGACCCTAACAAGCCCAAGAAAAAGAAAATTTTATTGTTAGCAGACGATTTTCGATTGCCATCTGGCATCGGAACAATTAGCCGAGAAATTATTTTTAACACCGTACATCATTATGATTGGATACAATTAGGTGCAGCATTACAACATCCTGAACATGGTCGCGGAGTTGATTTATCACAACATGTTGCACAAGAAACGGGCATTGAAGATGCATCGGTAAAAATAATTCCATGGTCAGGATATGGCGATCGCAACATATTGTTTGCATTAATTAATCAAGAACGGCCCGATGCAATATTTCATTTTACCGATCCTAGATATTGGACATGGTTGTATGCTATTGAACATGAAATTAAAACAACATACAATATTCCCATAGTTTATTATTCAATTTGGGATGATTTACCTTATCCAATGTGGAATGCTCCGTATTATGCAAGTTGCGATTTAATTATGGGTATTAGCAAACAATCTGATAATATTCATCGCGAAGTTCTTACGCAAAATGGATTTGATATTGTAAATTATGATGATGGCGATTCATTGCCCCAAGATATAAATTGGAATCAAGTTATTACCGGGTTTGTTCCTCACGGCTTGAATCATAATACATTTAAACCATTAGAATCTACCAATCCGGCATACAAACAAATGTATGACAACATCAAAACTAAAAATGATGTAGATTTTGTAGTATTTTGGAATAATCGAAATATTAGACGAAAACAACCAGGCGATGTTATATTAGCATTCAAAACATTTGTTGATGGGTTACCAGAAGAACAAAAACAACGTGTTGCATTGCTAATGCATACTCAAGTTGTTGATGAAAATGGTACAGATTTACGAGCTGTATATAAAACCTTAGCTCCAGACTGTAAAATAATATTTTCTGAACAAAAACTTACGCCGCAAGATTTAAATGCATTATATAATGTAGCTGATGTTGTAGTTAATATTGGATCTAATGAAGGTTGGGGACTTAGTTCAACCGAAGCTATATTATCAGGTACTCCAATTATTAATAATGTTACGGGCGGATTGCAAGACCAATGTGGGTTTACGGATGAAAATGGCGAATGGATTAGATTCAATGGCGATTTTGCAACTAATCACACAGGAAAATACAAAATACATGGATCTTGGGTAAAACCAGTATTTCCAAGTAACAGAAGCTTGCAAGGCTCGCCAGCTACACCATATATTTTTGACGATAGATGTAAATATGAAGATGTGGCAGCTGCAATTCGTTATTGGTATAATATGTCTAAATTAGAAAGAGGTACGCGGGGTCTAGCGGGTAGACAATGGGCAATGGAGAATGGTCTAACGGCACACCAAATGGGCGAAAAAATGATTGAAATGATTGATTATATGTTTGTTGCAAAACAAATGTCTCGTCCTCGATATACATTAAATAAAGTTACACCAAAACAATACGAAAAAACAGGAATAGTATGCGAACAGTAGTTATAGCGTCACCAGTAGCAACACAATCGGGGTATGGTCATCATGCTCGAGAGATAATTACAAATTTTATAGAACAACGAGGCAACGAATGGGATATTAAATTGCTTTCATTGCCATGGGGACATACTCCATTTACATATCCAATACCGCAAGATTGGAATCAGCGAATTATTCCGATGCCAATAACATATCAGCCAGATATTTGGGTTCAGATTACGGTGCCAAATGAATTTCAAGCTGTCGGTAAATATAATATCGGAGTGACTGCGGGAACTGAAGGTGATATTTGTCCCGCAGATTGGATTGACAAATTAAATACGATGCATTTGATAATTGTTCCTAGCAACTTTACAAAACAGGTATTTGAAAATTCTGCAAAAAAACATAATAAAATTATAACAACTCAAATTGAAGTAATACCAGAATATTTTGATGAAACTATTTTTAACAATAATATAGAAGGTCAATTATCGATCTTAGATCAAATTACAGAATCATTTGCATTTTTATCAGTAGGACATTGGTTGCAAGGACAAATGGGCGAAGACAGAAAAAATATTAGCGGATTGTTGCATTGTTTTTTTAATACATATAAGAATCAAAAAGATGCACCTGCACTTGTTTTAAAAACAAGCGGCGCAACGTATTCAGTGATGGATCGAATTGAAATTGAATCAAAAATCAATCAAATTCGAGACTTATTTGATAATGCAAAATTACCTAATGTATATTTGCTGCACGGCGATTTAGCAGATGAAGAAATGAATTTGCTTTACAACCATTCTAAAGTAAAAGCTATGGTATCATTTACTAAAGCAGAAGGATATGGTCGACCATTATTAGAATTTGCAACTACTGGTAAACCAATTATCGCACCACATTACTCAGGACAATCAGATTTTCTTAAAAAAGAATTTATTTGTGCATTGCCGGGCGGATTAACCGAAATTCATCCATCTGCCCAAAATGAATTTTTAATTGCAGATGCAAAATGGTTTACACCGGATTATACATATGCTGGCAAAATGTTTAAAGAGGTTGAAAAAAATTATAAAAAATGGTTAGAATTAGCTAAACGACAACGTTACTTTGCTAATACAACATTTACTAAAACAGCTGTTTTTTCAGCATATGAAAAAGTATTAAATATTGCCGATATTGATATTAATAAAATACCAAAAGCTGTAGAATTAAAGTTACCAAAATTAGAAAAAATTAACTCATGAAAATAACTTATGCCATTACTGTTTGTAATGAATTTATAGAAATTCAACGATTAATAAGATTCTTATTAGAAAATAAAAGAATACAGGATAATATTGTTGTTTTATATGATGCAAAGAATGGAGACTTTGAAATAGAATCATTTTTGCGGGCTAATTCTATTAACGGAGAATTTTCTTGGCATAAAGGTGAGTTTGAAGGACATTTTGCAGATTGGAAAAACAAATTATCATCATATTGTTTTGGAGATTACATTTTTCAAATTGATGCAGACGAAATACCAAATAAAACTTTAATAGAACAACTACCAAATATATTAGAAACTAATTCTACAGTAGATGTTATGCTAGTACCTAGAGTAAATACTGTGGAAGGTATAGATCAAGATCACATGCAACAATGGGGTTGGAATGTCAATGATCATGGGTGGATCAATTGGCCAGATTATCAATGGAGGATTTATCGCAATGACGATACCATTACTTGGAAAAATAAAGTGCATGAAGTATTACAAGGTTTTACGAAATATGCAACGTTACCAATAGAAGAAGATTATTCATTATATCATCCAAAAACAATTGAAAAACAAATAAAACAAAATAACTTATATTCAAAACTAGGATAAACATGATAACAATTGAAAATAAAAAATTATATTTAGTAACGGGTGGCTCTGGATTTTTAGGACAACCATTAGTAAAATATATTTTACAACAAGGCGGATTAGTCCGAGTAATTAGTAGAGACGAAGGAAAATTAATAGAACTAAAAGAAAAATATCCAGCTGTTGAAATATATACAGGTGACATTTCTGATTCATTTGAGGTACGACAAGCAATGCAAAATGTTACTGGTGTATTTCATTTAGCAGCATCTAAACATGTAGGCTTAGCAGAAAAATTTGTTAGAGAAAACATTAAAACCAATGTAATAGGTTCATTGAATATTTTAGAACATTCATTAAATCATGACACATTAAAATTTGTATTATCGGTATCGACTGATAAAGCTGCACAAGTAGCTGGCGTATATGGTGCTACAAAATTTTTAATGGAACGTGCAATTAAACAATATGAAGAACTTAATCCTAATGTAATGTATCGTACCGTACGCTATGGAAATGTTTTATATTCAACGGGATCAGTACTTTGCAAATGGAAAGATTTGATTACTGCAGGTAAAGAAGTTATCGTTACTGCACCAGATGCAACAAGATTCTTTTGGTCCGTTGATGATGCAATTCAACTTATTATTGATTGCATGAATAATTCAACTGATTCATCTCCATATTGCCCATCGATGAAATCAATGCGTATAGATGATTTATTACAAGCAATGATTCAAAAATATAGCAACGGGCAACATATTTCTGTTAAAATTATCGGATTGCAACCTGGAGAAAATATGCACGAAAAGGTGTTAGAAGAAGGTCCATATTCAAACGAAGTAGAATATTTTACAATTGACGAAATTATTACGATAATATAGGATATATATGAAACAATTTACAGGAACTTGGTTACCATTAGAATCAATTGGAAATACATTTTTATATGAATGTATTAAGATAGTAGACTCACCAGAATTATTTAATAAATTTAAACAAAATCATATATTCCGACAAGTAATTGGCAATGATGTGTTATCTCGGGAAATTTCAAATATTTTATACAAAAATTTAGAAACAGACTTAGATATATTAGATAAGATATCAACATATAAAACTAACGATATTTATGGTAGTCCAAATCTATATGATTATCCATTAACAGGAAATATATCTCCAGGTACTTTGTATTTTCTTAATATACTACAAAGTTTAAAGAATCATTTTGGTGATATATCAAATTTTGATATAGTTGAAATTGGATCGGGATACGGCGGACAAGCAAAAATAATTCTAGATCATAGTGTAAAATCATATTCAATGATAGATGTGTTACCTACTTTAAATTTATGTAAAAAATATCTATCAGCATTTGAATATGAAAATGTTAATTTTTATGATAGCAATGTAATTCCAACTAATACATATGATTTGGTTATTTCAAATTGGTGTTTTTC